TCGGCTCGTATCGATGATCCGAACAGTGAAGTCAATCTGCTTAATGAAAACGGTATTGTCACGATTTTCAACAGTTATGGCACGGGCTTACGTTCCTGGGGCAACCGCTCCGCCGCCTGGCCATCGGTTACCCACATGAAGAACTTCATTAATGTTCGTCGTGTTAAAGACATTATTGATGAAAGTATTCGTTATTCATCACTTCAGTTCGTCGATATGCCGATTACTCAAGCGGTGATTGATGCGATTGTTGAGTCGATTAACCAATTTATGCGAAAACTCATTGGAGATGGTGCATTACTCGGTGGTGAGTGTTGGTTTGATTCAGAACGTAACCCTCAAACTCAATTAGAGTTAGGTAATGGTCTGTTCCAATATAAACTAACACCACCACCGCCATTAGAGCGTATCACCTACGAATCTGAAATCACCGGTGAATACCTGGTTAACCTGAAAGGAGGTCATTAATATGAGTGCAGGATTACAAGCGCATCGTATTAACAATGCAGCCGTTTATCTTGATGGCAACAGTTATTTTGCCAAGGCGGCTGAAATAGATTTAGGCAGTGTAAAAACCGTCATGTCTGATTTTAACGGTCTGGGAATGATTGGTGTCATTGAGCTACCAGACGGTCTTGAAAAAGTTGAAGGAAAGATTGTCTGGAATTCACTTTATCAGGACGCTGTCAGTAAAGTGGCAACACCATTTAGTACTGTCGCTCTACAATGTCGCAGTAGTATTAATGTTCATACTAGTCAAGGTCGTGTTGAGGAACTCCCCCTTGTAACACTCATGACAGTTATATTTAAAGAACACCAATTTGGCTCATATAAACCACGTGAAGCCACTACATTTGAAACACCCTTTAGTGCAATGTCTATTAAACAACTAATAAATGGCCAGGAGATTTTTATGCTTGATTTACTCGCTAATATTTACCGTGTTAATGGCAAAGATCAGCTTACAAAATATCGTTCTAATATTGGTCAGTAATCGCTACAAAATAAGTAAATCATACCCGGCACTGTCCGGGTATTTTATTAATATCGACTAAAATAACTTCAATCTATTCATCGCGATAATTAAAGCTCACTTACGTTTTTATTCATTATAAAAATTATACAGGAGCCTTGATATGATCAGTAAAACTGAATTCTTAACGGATACCAAAATTACCCTTTTATGCCCACTGACCTTAGGAACAGGTGAAGTCCTTCATGAACTGACCATGCGTGTTCCTACTCGTAGCGATATCCGCAAATCACACCGACATAGTAAAGACCCAATTGAATCAGAAAACTTTCTATTCGCTCACCTGACGGGCTTAACCCTGGAAGATATTGATGCTCTTATCGTGGCTGATAGCAATCAACTAACTAAAACCTTTCGCCGCTTATGTGGAGAATCTGCCGACGAGTCCTGAGAATCTACAGATTGTCGATGAGTGGCTGGTTCTTGAATTTAAGATGTCACCAACTGAAATCGATAATTTGAGTTTTGTTGACGAGTATTGGCGTTGGTTTGAGCTTGCCCAGGAACGCAACAATCAACGTACTGAAGCAATGAGAAAGTAGAGGCGTTATGAGTAAAATAATTTCGGTCGGATTAAAACTCGGTGCTACGCTTGATAACGCCTTTACGTCTGTTCTGGGTAATGCCGGTTCAACAATCAATCGCCTGGGCCGCACAACTGAACAACTTTCACAAAGACAGCAACGCCTGGGGCAGATAATGAGCCGGGCGTTGTCTCACCCGACCCGTAACGTCCAGCAGCTTCGTTCCCAATATGACCGCCTAGGGCAGTCATTAGAGCGGTTAAGGACCAGGCAAACAAAACTCAATGCGGCATTAGCTAAACAAAATACCTTAACTGAAAAACGCCAGGCATTAGGCGGTGACATCATTGGCACTGCGGCGGCTTTTGCAGCCAATACCGCATTACTTAAAGAAAGCGTTGGCCGCAGCGCGACTTATCAAGACAGTTTACGTGACGGGCGGATTAAAGGTAGCCTGAGTGCTGATGAAGAAACACAAGTTGGTAAAGCCATCCGGGATACCATTAAAAGTCAACAAACCACCCAAGATCATCTTCAACTCTCTTCTGGTGTAAACCAATTACTTGAAGGGGGAACTTCTCTTCAAGAAATCAATGGCTACACTTCCTTACTCGGTCAATCCGTTACCGGACTGCGTATCAGTATGGATGACGGTGCATCAACCTTTCTTGCTCTACGTGATATGGGCGTGGACAGTGAAGACCAAATGCGCATGGCATTAGATCAACTCGTCTGGTCTGGTAAACAGGGTGGTTATGGCATGGCAAACCTATTTAATGCGGTTGGCCAACTTGGTGATGATATTAAAAAGCATAAATTAGGACTTGATTCACTAGGCGATATTGCCGCGACATTACAAATCGGTGATGGCATTATGGGTGCAGAGAACTCGATGTCAGGTCTTAAAGGTTGGCTGGATGAATCAAGTACAGATAAACGAGCTTCTGCGTTTGCAACAGCCTATAAATCCATTAAACCTAATGAAGAATTTGATTATCAAGCTTCAATGCAAAAAGCAGTTGGCGATGGTTACAGTAAGTTTGAAGCCAGCTTAAAAATTGCCAGTGGTTTTCTGGATGATAAATTAGGCTCTGCCGGTATTAAAGAACTGGAAAAATATAAAGGCAATCAAGAAAAACAATCTGAATTAATGGAGCGATTTGGACTATCTGAGGTTTTTAAAGACAGTAACCAGCTTAACATGGTGTTAGGTTATCGTCAGAATAAAGCTGAGTTTGACCGGGTTCGTGGTGGTGGTAAAGCAAATGGTGAATCCACCGGTGCATTACAACAAGTGACGGATTTACGCCTGGATTCACCAGTTGAGAAATTTAATTTATTGGGTAATAGCCTTAAAGAATTATCTATCACTATCGGTGAAGCATTGTTACCACCAGTCATATCCTTAGTTGAGACTATCCAACCTATTATTATCAATGTTAGCGAGTGGATCTCCGCCAATCCTAAATTAGTTGTAGGTATAGCAGGCCTCATTACCACAATCGTTGGACTAAAAGTGGCAACATTAGGTGCGGCCTGGGGAATGAATTTCTTTATTAAGTCACCATTGAATGCCTTGAATGTCGCATTAGCCAATAGCAGCAGCAAGTTAGAACTATTCCGCTCTAGAATGTTATTAGGCTCTACCACCGGTACTAAATTTGGAACTCTTTTCCCAGCCCTTAGTAAATCTGTCACGACATTTGGTAAAACCTTTGCTAGTGTGGGGCGGATGCTGTTACTAAGCCCTGTTGGACTGATTATTGGCGTAATTGCCGCCGGCGCATTACTTATTTATAAATACTGGCAGCCAATTAAGGCATTTTTTGGCGGCGTTTTTGACGGTATTGCAGAAGCGGTTACACCGATAGGTGAGGCATTTAGTGAGGTTTTTGGTCCGGTTGGTGAATTGTTCAAACCATTAGTTGGCTGGATTTCTCAAGCCTGGAACTGGATAGCCCGATTATTTGAACCGGTAAATTCAACTGCTGAAGAACTGGAGGGAGCCAGGAATGCGGGTAAGTCATTTGGTAAAGTGATTGGTCAGGCTGTCAATATAATCCTTTTTCCTTTAAAAGCCGTTCTAAAGCTAATTGGCTGGGTAACCGACAAAATCAAAAACGGCTTTTCCTGGTCACCAATGGAGACGATTAAAAACATCTGGAATGGTGTCACTGGTTGGTTTTCCAGTATCTGGGATAGTATTACCGGCTCAACAGATTCCGGGCTTATTGATATCAATTCCATCATCGAGTTATGGTCGCCCTTATCAATATTCAAGCGTGTATTTAATAAGGTTTTGAGTTGGTTTGGTGTTGAATTACCCGTCTCATTCAAAGGGGCGGGGCAGGCGCTACTGGATGGTTTAATTGGCGGAATTACCAGTAAATTCACTGAGCTCAAAAACTCTGTTACAGAGATGGGTAGCTCTGTTGGTGGCTGGTTTAAAGAAAAATTAGGTATTAAATCACCTAGTCGTGTTTTCATTGGTTTTGGTGAAAATATCTCTGAAGGTGCTGCTATTGGTATTGATAACCAATCTTCACTCGTTAATAAAGCTGTGCTCGGATTAGCCGCTGTTACTGCGGTTTCACTTCCTTCTCCCTCACTTGCTGCATCCGATTTACTAAATAGACATGCTGATTATATCCAGGCACCGAATGCAGAAACTATTCGCAATCAGCTTAGTTCAAATGCCTCTTCAGCGATGACTGTTACTTTTTCCCCTACTATTCATGTGAAAGGAAGCTCAGATGTTGCCAATCAAGTCAATGATGCAATGAAAATAAGTTTCCGTGAATTCGAGCGTCTGATGAAAGAATATGAGCATCGGAAAAATCGTACAACTTACAAAGGGATTGACTCATGAAGAACTGGGCAATTTTAGGTGATATATCATTCGATATTTTGAGTAGTCCTCATGTCTATAGCTTACGTTCTGCAACCTCATGGGCTGAACATTCACTTATCCAGGGAAAACCAAAATTAGAATATGTCGGTGATGAACTGGATGAGATTACCTGGGAAATACTTTTCCATAATCATTTAACTAAGCCAGAAAAACAACTCCGATTACTCAAAGAAGCCAAAGAGAAACACGAACCTATGGCGCTCGTCATGGGAGATGGTAACTATAAAGGCCCTTATGTTATTACAAGCCTTGATACTAACGTTAATACGACTACTGATGGCGGTCGAACACGTTCTGCAACCGTCAATTTAACCTTGCGAGAGTATACCGGTGAATTTAAACGTATCTCACCGGCTGAAGGGTTGCTTGATTCATTGTTAACTTACATTGATGCTAAGACAGGGACAGATTTAAAGAACACAGCCCAACAAGCGATTGGCTATGCCAAAACAGCAGCAAATGTAATCAATGCAGGAATTAATGCCTATAACGATATTAAGGACAATCCATTATCAGCACTTAGTAGTGTTTCTCAGCTATTTTCTATCACAAATCAAGCCATTCCTGCGTTAACACAATTAACCGCATTATCTGATGTACTCAAAGATGGCCATGAATTAATAAATGCAGGAAGTCAGGCATTAGAGCAAGTCCAACAGGCTGCTGATTATATTACAAATAGGGATATGAACATCCAGGAAAGAATTGAAGCCGCTTCAGATTGTATGGAAAATGCCTCATCAGCTTTAAGTCAGGCGAGTTCTAATGTATTGGCGTTAAGTATCAGCACCGCAACAAGAAAGGTATTAGCATGAGTAATCAACTTTATCGATACCATGTCACTAAGGATGGTGAACGTTGGGATCAACTCGCTTATCGCTATTATGGTGATAGTTATCTCTATCCCCAAATTATTGCAGCTAACCCACATATTGCCATTACAGCGACATTTAAAGCGGGTTTAATACTTGTTATACCTTTAATAGAAAAACAGCCAGCTTCAGTAGGAAATCCACCATGGAAATGAGAAACCAGGTTCCTATTGCTAATTTTCGCCTGTTCTATGAAAAGAAAGATATCAGCAGTGAATTAACCCGCTATTTAAGTTCTATCAGCTTTAATGATTATTTAAGTGGTCAGGCTGATGAACTCTCTATTGAGTTAGAGAATATTGATGGGCGTTGGTATAACGAATGGTATCCAGGCCAGGGCGATGAATTGACTTTTGAATTAAACTGGCTTGGCCAGGAACGTTGCCATGTTGGTGTTTTTGAAATTGTTGATATTGATTTTCAATTTTCACCTAGTATCGTCAATATCACAGCTCAAGCAGTTGGCATTAAAAATTCAGTCAGAACCAAAACAGCACGCGCCTATGAAAAAATGACACTGGATAAAGTAGCCAAGCAAATTGCAGATCGTCAAGGATTAACATTAATTGGTGCGATTGAACCTATAGCATTAGATAGGTTAACTCAGCAGGAGTCTGATATTGAGTTCCTGAAAAAACTGGCTGATGAATATGATTACGCCTTTAAAATCGATGGTAATAAATTAATTTTCTATGCCATTGCCGAATTATCACGTTTGCCGAGTGTTGCAACCTTCAAATTAACCGATATTGCCAATGGTAATATTCGTGATCAGATCAAGCAAACACCTAAAGCCGTTGAGGTTAAATCACATAACCCCGCTAAAAATAAAACTGTTATTTACGATGTGAAAAATGAAGGGATGGCTGCTAAAAAATCCAGTGTCAGTCAATCAGTAACCAGTTCAGATACGATTAAGAGCACCTCTCGTTCTTCTTCACCTGAAGTGGCAACGGCTAAAGCCCAAGCTGAACTGGCGAAAAAAAACCGGGAACGCACTACCGGTAGTATTGAAATGATGGGTAATATTGATTATCTCAGCGGTAATATAATCACATTAGAAGCTGGCGGAGAGCTCAGCGGCGACTATTTAATTTTATCCAGTCAACATTCTTTAGATCGCTCTGGTGGCTGGGTGACATCATTAGAAATTTGTCGTATTCGGGAAGCTGATATTGTTGATATAAAAGCAGGTAAAGTGAAATCAGCTTCTAATAAGAAAGTGGTTATTTATGACGTTAAAAATGAAGAGATGACTAAAAAATGAATCTGGAATATGGAATTGTCACTACCTGGGATCCAAAAACATGTCAAATTCGTGTTGAACTGTGCGAAAACGGTTTATCATCATACTGGTTACAAGTTCCACAAGGCTATACAAAATCAACTAAGCGTCGTTGCCCTGTAGAACTAGGAACTCAAGTCGCTATACTACTAAAGGATAACGGTGTTGACGGTATCTTGCTTGGTGCCGTTTATTCTGAAGCAGAACCGCCGCCTATTACTGATGATGATACGGATTTGATTGAGTATAAAGACGGTACAACGCTATCCTATTCACCTTCAGCACATAAACTGGATATAAATCTATCCCAGGGAACAGTCAATATCATCGCGCCTAATGGCGTTATGATTAATGCTTCAGCAGGAATAACAATAAAAGGTACTGTTAATGTTCAAGGCGATATTATCGCAGATGGTATTTCATTGAAAAGCCATACTCATTCAGGCGTTGAATCGGGTAAAGGCTCAACAGGTCCAGCCCAATAAATCTTTTTAACCTCAATTAAAATCCAATTTTTTTTAATTCATTATTATAGCACTATGAAAAACCTGAACACGATAACTTCAGCGCACTGGCAACCTGAACTCGGAATACCGGGTTCTATTGTTGAAGATTTATCAGATATTGCTCAAGCCATTCAAATCATTCTACTGACACCGAGGGGTAGTGATCCACATCGCCCTACTTTCGGTTCAGAGATCCATAAGTATATCGACTGGCCAACCAATCTAGTTACCCCCTATTTAGTGCGTGAAGCAATTGAATCGATAAAAGAATGGGAGTCCAGAGTCACAGTTATCAATGTTCAGGTTGATATAGACGAAAGCAGTGTTGTACTTCGTGTTATCTGGACAGTTTCAGATGGTATTCCTTTAGAGAGTAAGGTAAGTTATGAGCGAACTAGCACCACCTGAATTTGTAAAAATCGACCCAAAAGAAATTGAGCAAGATTTAATTACTCGCTATGAAACTAAATCGGGTAAAAAACTGTATCCGGCTCAAATTGAACATCTATTTATTGACCTATTGACTTACACAAAAACTCGCGCATTAACCCAAATACAACATACAGGTGAACAAATGCTGCCGCGTTTTAGTGAAGCACCTATTATTGATTACCTGGCGGAATTGGTTGGTGTGATCAGGCTTCCTGCACAACCGGCACAATGTACGTTACGTTTTCAATTAGAAGCGCCAGCAACTCAAACCATTTTCATTCCTATGTTCACAACAGTAAGTAATTAAGATGGTTCGGTTTCTTTCTACACTGATAACGATATTACAATTAATCCTGGTTCATTATCTGCGGATACGACTGCAACATGTAAAACAGTGGGTATCGCAGGTAATGATTATTTACCTGGTCAAATTAACCATTCAGAACGCCAGTTAAATTCAGGATTAACAGTCAGTAATATCAATGAGACTTCAGGCGGTGATGATGAAGAAACAACTCCAGCATTACGTGAACGCATGATGCTGGCGCCTGAAAGTTATTCTAATGCAGGAAGTTATGGTGCTTATAAATTCCATGCATTATCGGTACATCAATCTATTACCGACGTCGTTGTTCTTGGACCAGGCTTAGATGATCGCATTCCGCCAGGACAAGTTTGGATTTATCCGTTAACTAAAAACGGTCTGCCGTCTGAAGAACTACTTCAGTTAATTGAATCTAAAATCAGCTCTGAGAAAAAACGGCCAATCAATGACCTAGTTTTTGCTAAGTCACCAGAGAAAATTGAATATGAAATTGATGCGCGATTAACCCTGTACCGCTCGGCTGATGCACCCACTACTTTATCTTCTGCTGAAAGTACTATTTCTGATTGGGTAATGGTTAAGTCATCGTTATTAGGTGGCGATATCGTTCCTCATCAAATTAGTAAGACACTTTCTGTTCCTGGCGTTTATGACATCACACTAAACACACCGGAAAAACTCATTATCAAGCCTTATCAATGGCCTGTTTGTATCAACATTAACGTTTCTTTAGCAGGTATCAGTGATGAGTAATTGCTATTTAGCACCGCCATTGGCAGGTGATGAGCGTTTTGCGACCCTATGTGAACTTGCTGAAGAAATATTCGATGAGTTAGAGCTGAAAGCCGTTCTTGTCTACTTGATTGATATGGTCAACTCCTCAGTTTTTCCTTTCCTAGCAGAGCAATTCAGTCTGCTTGGTGATGGCTGGGAATTAGTCGAATCCGATGACAGTAAAAGAGAACTAATCAAAGGTGCGATTGAACTACATCGTTATAAAGGCACACCTTGGGCTGTTCGAGAGGTCATTCGTCGCTTTGGATTTGGTGAAGTTGAGATAATTGAAAATATCTATGACTGGACACTAGATGGTTCCGTTCTGCTGGATGGTTCTCACGTTTTAGGTGATGAATCGACCTGGGCCAGATATCGGATCATATTAAAAGAAGTAATTACCAACGATCAGGCTGAAAAATTACGTAAAGCAATCACTGCTTTCGCGCCTGCTCGCTCTTATCTAGAAAGCATGGACTATCAAGAGGCAGCCTTTCGTCTTGATGGTACTAAATACCTTGATGGCCAATACAACTTAGGGAGTATTTTAAATGGCTAACCTAACTGAAATCCCTAAATGGGAAGAAATCATCCAGCTCGAAACATCTGACCGAGCATTAGGCGGTCCTGGTGGCATTATGAACAAGCAAGCTCAACAACTTGCCAATCGTACTGCTCTTTTGAAAAAGACATTAGAAGAAAATACTGGTGCAGCAACTGTTGATAACGCTGGTATTGTTAAATTGAGTAGTGCTATAGATAGTGATTCTGAAACTGAAGCTGCTACGAGTAAAGCGGTTAAAATTATAAATGATAATGTCAATACGCGAGTGCCGACGACTAGGAAAATAAACGGGCACTCGCTGAGCAGTGATGTTGTGATTGATTCAACTGACATTTTTAACAATCAAGCGAAAGCAATCGAAGCAAATGAAGATTTAAACAATTACAGAATGCCGGGGATTTATTTCCAGCACACAAACACAATCGCCACTACCGGAAAAAATTATCCGGAAGCCCTTGCCGGGTCGCTTGTCGTTTATCGAACTGCGGGTGTTATTCAGGTGTATCATGTTTATGATTCATCTCGCATTTACTCACGCGCTTATAATGCAGGGTCAGGAAGATGGACTGCGTGGGTTAAAACTGTTACAGCATTAGATTATCAGCAATCATTTGGAGCTACGGGTTGGCAAAAGTTGCCGAGCGGCCTGATTCTGCAGTGGGGAACTCTTACCCCCTTAAACTCAGGAAGCACTATGGAGATAAAACTACCCATTGCCTTTCCGAACGCGACCATGCAAGCGTTTGCGACTCATGATAACGCAAACCACGCAACACGCCCAACGATATATGCAATCAGCTCGACGAGTAGAACTACAGTCACAGCGACGGCGACATGTCTCAGCGCTACTGCTGTAGGTGCTACAGTGACGCGCGGCTATGATACTGCATGTTATGGTCGATATTTAGCTATAGGATATTAAAATGAATATGAATTATTTTTCTCCGTCTGAAAATGCCTTTTATGTTAATGAACTTAAAGAAAGCTACATTGCAGCAGGCACGTGGCCGCTTGACGTGATAGAAGTTGATGAAAGTTTATATCTGACATTTATTGACCCGCCATTAGGTAAATATCGCGGTGTTAATGAAGAAGGGATGCCTTGTTGGCTTGATATTCCGCCGCCGTCAATGGAAGAACAGCAGCACAAAATTGAAGCTCAAAAGCAGTACTTAATTAGAATAGCTAATGAGCATATAGCTTATTTACAAGATGCAGTTGACTTAGATATGGCGACAGATAATGAAGTTACTTCATTAAAAGAATGGAAAAAATACCGTGTGCTGCTCAATCGACTTGATGTTAGCGACGTTGATGTGGTTTTTCCTGAACAACCAAGTGCCATTTTATAGCCAAAACCTCATCCGATTATTAGGATGAGGTTTTGGTATATTGATATTAAATTGTAATTACTTTGCGCGTATTGCAAATCAATCATAGCTTATTTATCACAGTAATTTGTTTGCAATTATCGCGCTCGGCCTCAGTATTCATAATTTGTTTTTTGTCACATGCCATAAGTTACATTTTGTGAGTCGTTTCACGTACTGTGTTTGTTACAAATAGATAAGTGTGATCTATGACACACAGTATATTCATTATCAGGCTATACTTTAATCAAAGCGAATTATGTATTATTGATTTCAGCTTACACCATGACCGAATTAGGAGGTGCTTATGAAACGCAGATATGTAACGCTCGTTGGTAATACACTAATGGCAATAGGCATTGTCTTCATGGTCGGTGGTATTGCTGTCTCACTTCTTACCTACGTTCCTCAATTATCATCATTCAATATTATCTCTTCTGAGAGTGGGCTTGGTGGTTTATTCCTTGGCGCATTTATCTGGTTAATAGGTGCACATTTCTGTGGTAGAGACCGAATTGAGGATCGTTATTGGTGCATTCGTCGTGAAGCTCGATTGAAACAGCGCCATAAACATTCGTAATAATTTAAGATAGTTGTAATGAGAAAGGAGGTGGAGAGATTAATCAATTAGTGAGTCATTATACAATTTGTGGCAGTAAAATATGCATCGGTTAACGATGAAACTATAAAAGTTACTTTATAGAGCGGTAGAGGAATTACAGTTATCAGTGAATTAACTGTAATTGAAAAGATTACCGAATGATAAAAAAGCAATAAACATGAGGAGGAACTTTATTATTACAGTTGTATTTGATTGTTGTGAAAAGTGCCACTTATGTGGCACTTTTCAGACCGTTGACAAACCTCGATATCATTCGGGGTTTATTTTTTCATTCAACAAAAAACGAGAGATTTATTTAACTGTTTGTTGAATAGAATAAAAAATAGCCTAAAAAAGAACAATAAAAACAGCTTTGTCGCCATT